GCACCAACAAGTTCTTCTTTGATTGCCTTACAACTATTCATTGCAATCTTAGATGCCATTCTATGCTCACTCATCTGTAAATTCTTGGCACTGATTACATTTTCAACATCATCGATCTCATCAATACGACTCTCTAACTTAGAACTTTTACCTTCTAGTTCTGCTCTGGCTTCTTCGATTTCTTTTGTTTTTGTATTGTGTTGAGCAATTGTATCTTGCTTGAAGTCATGCTCAATGCCTTGCTTACAGGTTGGACAGTTGTCATGGTCTTGATAGAAAGCAACTTCTTTTGTCAATGCTTTGTGTTTGTTAGCAAGTTCACGATCCAGTTCTTGAAGTTGTTTTAGTTTCTTTTTCGTATCTGACTTGTCTTTGATATCATCGTTTAGTCCAGAAACTTCTTCTATTAAAGTATCAACTGCGCCTTGCTCAGTCTCTACTATAGAGATTTGCTCTCTTAATTTCTCTTTGAGTTTCTCAACTTCACCTTCTCGCAACTTACGAATAGATTCGTTGTGAGTTTTCGCTGATGCAATCTGACTATCAAGCATTTCGATGCGGTGCTTTATATCTTTGATCGTTGCTTTGTTATCTGTCACACGATCTTTAAGAAGACTATTCATCACAGTAAATATCTGAATGTCAAGCAAATCTTCGATAACTTCTCGTCTTTCACCTGCTCTCAATTGCATAAACGGCACGAATGTTGAACTACCTAGAACAACAACTTGTCCGAAAGACTTGTGGTTTAGTTTCAATATAGTTTCTTCAAGATAGGCTTGATAGTCTCTAGCCGCGGCATCTTGATTCAACATCTCACCATTCTTCCATATCTCAAAGTAGTTTGGTTTGATACCACGCTTAATCACAAATTGTGCGCCACTTATTCTAAACTTGGCTTCAACTTCTAGACCCTTACCATTAATCGAATTGACTAACTGACCTTTCTTAATCTTACGAAAGGGTTTACCATACAAAGCAAAAGTCAATGCATCAAGCATCGTAGACTTACCTGCACCATTGTCACCAATGATAAGAGTAGACTTGCTACGATTTAACTGAACCTCTGTCCATGTATTGCCAGTTGATAGAATGTTTTTATAACGAACCGACTCAAATAAAATATTTGCCATATTATAGACTAATTGCCTCTTGATATAGATCGTCTAGAACCGCTTGTACTTTTGTCTTGTCTTTAGTGATTTCTAGATTATCAACATATTGTTTAAGTATAGTCAATGTATCTTGTGCCTCATCAACTAATTCATTTTCATCAATCACATCTAAATTCATATGATCTTCAACGACTTTAATGTCGCAAGGGGCAGCCGCTTGCAACTTATCAAGGAATAAGTCAAAGATATAAGGATTAGACTTGTTTACTATTATAACTTTTATGTGGGTGTTTGTCAAGTTCGTTGTATCAAGGTTTGCGATATCTTCAATTGTCATGTCGGTATCATCATACTTGATCTTATGGAACATTCTTAAAGTGTTTTCTACATGAGTCATACTTCGATCAGATGTATCAAAAATACTGAAGCCTCGTTTCTGATCATAATCTGACCAGTTCATCTCATATGGTGCACCAAGATATGTGATGTTATCTACTGTAGATGGATGATGGAAGTGACCAGAATAAACTGCTTCAAACTTGTTGAACACTTTCTTATCTAGACCGTGGGTACAGAGTTGACCTTTCATCATCTCAAAGCCTTGAAACTCAAAGTGACCGAACAAAGTTTGAGCATCAGTAGTCTTGAACATTTCGAATGACTCTTCCCAGTTGTCAGCACAAAGCCAAGGAGCCATCATCACTTTACAACCATCAATCTCGATCTCAACTGGCTTTTCCCAATAGATATGAATGTTACCATACTTTGAGTTACCATAGAGTTGTCGTAGACAGTTTACTTCGTTAGTGTTCTTGTAGAAAGTGTCATGGTTACCTGCAATGAGATATATGTCTATGCCTTCGTCAGCACAGATTTTCATAAAGTTCTCTTCAAGGTTCTTAGCAGTTACGAAGTTGATATACTTTCTTCGATCACACACATCGCCCAAGTGAAAGATGGTTTTGATACCTTCTTCTCTTAACTTAGGAAAGAATATCTCTTTATAGAATCGTATGAAATATTCAGCGAATGCGGCATTATCTGATCTCGCACCCCAGTGCGTATCATTGATTACGGCAATCTTAGCCATCAATTACTCCTCATTATCAATAAATTTCTCTAGGCCCTTCTTTGCTCTCTTTTGCTGTTGTGCTTTCTTTTCATCCATCTTCTTTTCGTAGTTCTTTACGAAATCTGTCATGTAGTCATTGTCAAGATCAATGTAAGAAGGTGCGCTTCCATCATCATCACCATCTTCTACTGCTGTACCAGAGATTACAGAATTCTCTGTTACTTTATGTTTGATATAGAGTTGCTTCTTTTCTTTGTCAATACGCCTTAAGAAGGCATACCAAATGATCTGTGTGAAATACGCAAATGGATTGCTAGACTTGTCTGGATCAAAATTACCAAGTGCTTGAATAGCATTCTCAAGTCCATCGCTGATCATCTCATCTTTATACGAGTAACCAGAGAAGTTTGGTTTAGATGCGAGACGAGTTGATATCTGGTAGATACATTCTCCAATGTAATCAGGTATCTGCGGTTTGTCATCACCAGAGTCTTCTGCTTCTGTACATAGCTTTTTATAATCTACGATAGCCTGTAGAAACTCGGGATTGTTTACATAGTTCTTTTTAGCCATTTGGTCCTCACTTAATTTAGATACAGTATACTATAATAGACAGTAGGTGTCAAGTAAAAATTTATTTATTTTTTGTCAAAAATGTCTTGACAAAGGTGGGCAACCTGTGTATAATAGCGTTATCGCTTTAAGAATACTACTAATGTTGAGTTGCTTCTTTGGACTCAATGTAAGCCATGAGTTGCTCTTCTGCTTCATCGGCATCAGACCGTTCTAGACTTTCAAGAACCCCTCTTTCTTCCATGTCTTCGTAAAACGAATTATAACACTCAGTTGCTCTTCTATTTGCTTTACTTTTCACAAAAATATCATCATCTTTTATTTGAACACTTTTCTCTTCAGAAAAGAGCAACCAACTTTGAGCGTAAAATCCCTCTGTAGGGTGAATCTTTAATTGAACTGGATTCTCTACATTACAACATCCTATAGTTTCAGCACCCTGAATACCTATGATATCCTGACCATTCTTTAACTTTACATAGATTAGTTCCATCAGTTTATCCTTTTATTTTAATGTTGTATATGCTATAATCAAAACCCTCATCATTATATATTTCTACTCGATCCATGAAGTGTTTGACTGCAAAGTTCTTTTTAGACTTCCATTGTAGGTCGTCTACAATATCGTATAGTGTTGCTTTATCAGCACCATTACCTTTTCGAAGTACTCTACCTATCGATTGAAGGTTTCTAATTTTTGACTTACTAGGAGATGCAAAGATGATATTGTCCAAACGCTTAATATTAACACCAGTGCTAAAGGTGCCATAACTAGCAAGAATAATGTTGTTATCACTAGATTCAGCAACTCTACGAACTTCTTCACGCTCTTCTGCACTAATTGAGCCATGTATGAAATGAACAACTTTGCCCTCCTTTTCGAGAAGTGGATAAAGAATTTTTCCATGCTTCTCAACGAATTGAAATAATATAAGTGTGTTACCCTTTAGACCGTGTGCTAGATTTCGTATGTACTTGTTTCTTGCATCGTTACGAACTATCCAATCGATCTCTTCTTGATAACTCATATTCTTATTTATCTTTCTTATTTCATCGGGGTATTCAAGAACAAGTGCTGTAATATCAAACTCTGCGAGTGTACTATCTTCGATCAAGTCTTTTGTCTTTGTCACTTCGAACACAGAACCAAACAGCCCTTCGAGTACAAGTCTGTGGGTTTGTGTTCCGTCAAGTGTGCCAGTAAACCCATAACGATACTGACAATCTGGCATCTTCTCTAGCACAGATGTCAATGACTTTGCTTTAAACAAATGTGCTTCGTCACCAACAACTACATCAAACTTAGCAAACCAATCTTTTCTGAGTTTATATACAGATTGCCATGTAGTGATCGTAATGCTTGCATCTTTGTTCTTGTCTGCTCCACCACGAATCTTGTGTATATCTAACTCTTGTCCATTATTGTATTCAATGAAATCAGATGCCATTTGCTCTACAAGAGATGTCGTTGGAACTACGATCAATACTTTCATACCAAGAGTATCAACATAGAATCGTGTCAACAGATAAATGATAAACGATTTACCAGATGCTGTCGGTGATAATAGCAATGCTCTTTCGTTTCGAAGAGCATGAACAACAGCATCATTCTGATAGTCACGAGGTACAAATGTAGATTCAAACTCTTTTGCTAGATCGTAACCTGCTGTGTCTTGTACTTCATTATTTGGTACTAGACCCTCATCAACTGTAACTGTGTAGTCTCGTGAATTACAGAACTTTATGA